ATCTCTTTCTTATGACGGCCGAGAATGCGGAGGATAATGTTTTGCTACACCTGGCACCATGCCTACTGTCCGCATTTGTACCCCCCCGGTACCCCCTATTGGGGTCCTACCGCAATCAGTATTTAAGTTTTATACGTTTTCCAAAAGGACGAAATAGGAGGACAGCGCATGCCTAAAGATTCCACAATTCCCGAGATACAAGAATTGCCCCAGACCGGACTATTGAGAGTCAAACAGGTTTTGCGGTTCGTTCCGGTCTCTCGCTCAAACTGGTGGGCAGGTGTCAAAGAGGGCAAGTACCCCCAGCCCGTGAAGTTGTCAGAAAGGGTAACGTGCTGGCGAGCAGCAGACATCCGCGCCCTTGTGGAGGGGAAATAGCCATGATTGATCAGCCGTCTATCACGATCCTGTTTGATCCCGAGACCCGAATCCCGGAGAGGGTTCTTATCAATGGCCAAACGGACCAACAAACGGCGAAGCTACTGGTGGTTGCCGACCGGATGGTTGAGGCAATCATGGAGGGAAAAGATGTTCAGGCCGAATAGAAAATTTCGACGCCGCTATGACCTCCTCTTTCGGAGAGATCCCCTGGGGGCAAATATGCACCTGCTGCTCTGCGAACTGGCAAATGAGCGCGGCGAAGTCCGGTTAGACGGACCCCTCCCGGAAATAGAACTTCAACGCCTCATGGTCGCGCGGTTCAGCGATCCGAGAGCATACCAGCTATCGGGAGGGCCGCAGAGATGACGAAAGCCTTGATTGCCGGCGGATATATCCTGTTGGCACGTAAGCTCTTGGAAAGCGGCATAATGGGGATGCCTCACCTATTCTTAAAGGTATGGATTTATTGTCTTCTAAACGCTGTGTGGAAGGATCACGGAAACCTCAAGCGGGGGCAACTTTTCACCTCGATCGACCGCATGAGGAATGCTCTTTCATACAAGGTTGGATATCGTCTTGTTCGGCCTACCGTGAAGGAAATTCGGGTTGCTTACGAATTCCTGGCGAAGGGCACAATGATAGGCATAACGAAGGTCACACGTGGAATGATCATAACTGTATTGAATTATGATTATTATCAGGATTTTCATAATTATGAAGGGCATAACGAAGGGCACGCCGACGGTACGAGTGAGGGCACACTAATAAAGAAAGAAAGAGAGAATGAAGGAAATCTATTCCGTCAAGATTCGCTGGCGGTTCTTGCCTACTTGAACGAAGCGACCGGGAAGAAGTATCGGGATGCTTCCTTCATTGCCGCCCGTCTCAAGGATGGGGGATCTGTTGAAGATTGTCGGCGAATTATTGACACGAAGCTCAAAGATCCCTACTTCCAGGAAAATCCGAAATACTTGAATCCCCGGACCCTCTTCCGGCCTTCCCATTGGGATCAATACTTAAACGAAGATCTTCAATCCGACAATCTCGATCAATGGGTGATGAAATGAACATATCCGACTACCTCTCACGGAAAGGGTTTCAGTATAAGCGTCACGGGGAAAACGCCATAATGAATTGCCCGTTTTGCATCAACGGGGACCGGGAACGGAAATTTGCGATCAGCCTGTCATCCGGCGCTTTTAACTGCCTCCACCTGAACTCATGCGGTGTCAAGGGTAGCTTTTACGAATTTCAGAAGATGCTCGGAGACACGCCTGTTTCCCTGAACGATAAGGGACTCTTCGCCAACCCCCCAAAGCGGAAAACATACAAAAAGCCCACGATAAAAATCTCCCCCCCTGTCGATCCAGTAATCAAATACCTCCACCGGCGCGGGTTCACCGACGAGACGATAAAGTATTTCAGAATCGGCGCGGAAGATGCCGACACGGTGATGCTTCCCTACTACCGCAACGATGAACTTGTAAACGTAAAGTACCGGTCAATCTCAGACAAGAAGAAAATGCGGACCGAGAAGGAAGCCGAACCAATACTGTTCAACCGTGACAGCATACAGGATGAACGGCTTGTGATCTGCGAGGGGGAATATGACGCAATGGCCTTACACCAGTATGCCGTAGAGGCGGTTTCAGTCCCGATGGGGGCTGGGAATCACCAGTGGATCGAAACCGAGTGGGAATACCTTGAGACATTCGAGACCGTCTGTTTGTGCTTTGACAACGACGCCGCCGGGCAAATGAACGCACGGGAAATAGCAAAAAAGCTGGGCGAGTGGCGGTGTCGGCTTGTAACGCTACCCAAGAAAGACGCGAATGAGTGTCTGGTGTCTGGTATCCAGGTAGACGAGATCATCCGCTGCTTCATAAACGCCGAAGAGCTAAAACCGGACACACTCACCACGCCGATGTTCTTCGCCGAGAAGGTGCGAAACCTGTTTTTTCAGGGCGGATTGTTCGGTGTTCAAACCCCCTGGAAAAAGTTGAACGATATCCTTAAGGGCTGGCGCGAGGGAGAAGTAACGATCTGGTCCGGGCGGAACGGATCAGGAAAATCCACTATCCTGAACCAGGTGTTCCTCGGCTTGGCGGAGAAGGAAATCAAAAGCTGCATCTACTCCGGTGAAATGCCGCCCGAAAGGTATTTACGCTGGGCGATAATTCAGCACCAGGGAAACGAGAAGCCGTCTGCAACGGAAATCGACAACACGCTCTCATGGATGGACAGCCGGATCTACATTCTCAACATCACCTCCGGTGTCCAGCCGGATAAATTGTTGAGCGACTTTGAACACGCGGCTCGCCGATACAACGTCAAGCATTTTTTTGTCGATAGCCTGATGAAAATCAGCTTCAAAGATCAGGATGAATATCGCCAGCAACAGGCTTTCATGGATCAGCTAACGGGATTCGCGCAGAAGTTTTCTGTTCATGTACACCTCGTAGCACATCCCCGGAAGACAGAAAAAGACGACGACACACCCGGAAAAGTGGATGTGAAAGGCACGGGCCACATCACCGACATGGCCCACAACGTAATCGTCCTCCAGAGGCTTTCTGAGGAGAAAAAAGAGACCATAAAGAAGAAGCAGTCAACACCGGCCGACATGCGCCTGTACGTCAAAAAGAACCGGGAGTTTGGGATCGAGGGATGCGTGCTGATGATGTTCGATGAACGAACAAAACGGTTCAGTGATGGGAGAGGCTTATGATGCAAGGAAGGCCGAGTAACTGAAACAGACAGCCCGAAAGGAGATAACCACCATGATACCCAAAAAACAAAGCACGAAGTGGGCAGTGCCAAAACCTAAAAATAAGCACTCCGGTACCGCAAGCAAGTCGGAAGTAAAACTGCCAAAGCCTCGTAAGACAGGGCGACCTACCATATATTCCAAGGATAAAGCTAATCTTATATGCCAACTTATAGCATCCGGCCAGCCGCTAACCAAGATATGCACCCTGGAGAACATGCCGAGCATGTCCACGATAATGAATTGGCTCTGGCAAGAATCTCCACACAGAGAAGACTTTCTGGAGCAATACGTGCGCGCGCGAGAGATGCAGGCTGAAATACTTGCGGATCAGATCATTTCCATTGCTGACGATGAAAGCGAGGATATCATATTCGTCGAAGGCAACGACGCATCTGGTGTGACGGCGATTCCGAAGGCCAACAGGGAGTTCATCCAGCGGTCGAATCTGCGGGTGGAAGCCAGAAAATGGGTGGCGGCCAAGCTACTGCCAAAAAAATACGGCGACAGGAAAGAAGTCAAGGTTGACGCAACGGTAACGCATGAAGGTAGCGAAGAGTTGAAACAAATCATCCGGGATATGGGGGCGAAATATGGCATCGTCCGAAAGTAGTCCACGCATCCAGCGCCACGCCAGCTATCAGGAAATGATAGCGGCGGCAGTTAAAGTTGATCCTGTGTCCGGGCTGGAGGAAACGTCACGCTTCTTGTGCGAGCATGATGTTTTTTTCCTCCTGGTTTATGTCCTGGGAAGAGCGGACGTTAACCGGGATTGGCTTTTTGACCGCTGTAACGAAATCCAGACCGAGAGTGACGGGCACCTTGATCTTTGGGCGAGAGCCCATTACAAGTCCACGACGATCACGTTTGCATTAACCATCCAAGAAATCGTCAAGAACCCTAATATTACCATTGGCATATTCAGCCATACGAGACCCATTGCCAAATCCTTTTTGCGTCAGATCAAGAGGGAGCTGGAGTCCAACAAGAAGCTCCTTCGCCTCTATCCAGACATTCTGTGGGAGAAGTCAGGCGAGGCTCCTAAGTGGAGCGAAGACGACGGGATCATCGTAAAGCGGAGCTGCAACCCCAAGGAATCGACCGTTGAGGCATGGGGATTGGTCGATGGCCAGCCCACGTCGCGGCATTTCGACCTGATCATCTACGACGATGTTGTGACCCGTGAGAGCGTAACGACCCCGGATATGATCCAGAAGACAACGGACGCATGGGAGTTATCCCTCAATCTGTTATCTGAGAACGGCAGGAAGCGATATATCGGCACAAGGTATCATTTCAACGACACATACCGTGTGATCATGGAGCGCAAAGCGGCGATCCCCCGCATCTATACGGCGACGGTGGACGGGACGGTTGATGGTGAACCGGTTCTTCTGACCCGGCAGCAGTTGACTGAGAAGCGCATTGAAATGGGGAGCTACACATACGCCTGCCAGATGCTGATGAACCCGAAGGCGGATGAAACGCAAGGTTTCAATGACAATTGGCTGCGTTTCTGGGAACCGACCACAGCAAACCTCAATATCTACATTCTTTGCGACCCCGCATCAGAAAAAAAGGCGTCCTCGGATTATACTGTGATGTTGGTCATTGGGCGCGGTGGTGATGACAACTATTACCTCATCGACGGTCTGAGGGATCGACTGAACCTCAAGGAACGGGCAGATGCGCTTTTTGCGTTTCATCGCGAGTACAGGCCGAATGACGTCGGCTATGAAAAGTATGGAATGCAGGCAGACATCGAGCACATGGAAGACCGGATGAGCCGGGAGAACTATCGATTCGCCATTACTGAACTCAAGGGGAATATTCCCAAGAACGACCGCATCCGCAAGCTGAGCCCCTTATTCGAGGCTGGCCGCATTTACATTCCAAAGGTGTTATGGAAGCGCACCTACGATGGTCGATCAGTAGATTTAATCCAATCATTTATCCAGGATGAATATCGCGCATTTCCTGTGAGTGTCCACGACGACATGCTTGATTGTATGGCGCGGATTTGTGATCCGGATATGGCAATGGTGAAACCGTCCGGCCGCAAGGAGAAGAAATTCAACAGGCCGGTGGTATCGGGGTGGGCCGCATGAGAGGAACCGAGGGGAAGAGTTGGATGGAGGGGGTGCCCTTTCAAGCTGAGGAGGGGAAACCCATTTGTCAACCTGCTGTTCTTCAGCCGTTTTCATTTTGTCAGTCCCTCTCATGGTCCCCTCATCAGATCGCGCTCCATATTCCTAGTTTTTGTCCTTACTCCTTTGCCACCTTAAAAGGGATAACGACAGCCTCGGCCTTCAGTCCATCCAGATAATCCGCCCATTGCTGCATCATTTTCCGGCGTTCAACAAGATGGGCTGTTCTGTTGTACGCTCGTCCATTAGGATCTCGAACGGCATGGGCAAGCTGATGCTCGATGTAATCCGGACGCACCTGCAATACCTCATCAAGGATGGTCCTGGCCATCGCCCGGAAGCCGTGACCGGTCATGGTGTCCTTGTCGTAACCCGCGTGTCTAAGGGCAGCATTTACCGTGTTTTCAGACATGGGCCGGGAATGTGTACGCACGGAGGGAAATACATACCGTCCCGCCCCGGTATATTCTCGCAGCCCTTTCAATATTTCTATCGCTTGATTGCAAAGGGGTACAATATGGGCCTGTTTCATCTTCATCTTGCTTGCCGGGATATTCCAAACGGCTTCATCAAGATTGATTTCCACCCATTCTGCGTGTCGTAGCTCTCCGGGACGGACAAAGAACATGGGGGCAAGGCGTAAGGCGCATTTGACAACAAACCCGCCTTGATAATCATCTAATGCCCTCAAAAAGGGTGCAACCTCTTTCGGGTCTGTAATTGCGGCATGATGTTTGACCTTTGGCGGAGGCAATGCCCCCCTTAAATCACCGGATGGGTCACGCTCCGCCCGACCGGTGGCGACGGCATACCGGAAAACCTGCCCGGCAATAGCTCTGAGCCGGTGTGCCAGTTCCAATGCCCCCCGGCTCTCGGCCCGGCGCACGGCTGCAAGCAGCTCCGGTGCCTTGATTTCATTGATTGGCCGTGAGCCCAACCAGGGGATCAGGTCATGGTTCAAGCGGCTTAAAATGGTAGCGCCATGCCTTGCCGTCCATGTCGGTGTAAAAGCGGTATGCCATTCACGAGCAATGACCTCAAAGGTTTCTTTTTCCGCTGTTGCCGCCTGTTTTTGGGCCTTTTTGACAGCTCCCGGGTCAATGCTTTGCGCAAGCTGTTGCCGGGCCAAGTCGCGCCGCTTTCGTGCATCGGCAAGACTGATTTCCGGGTATGTGCCCAAAGCAAGCAACTTTTCTTTCCCCTCAAAGCGATACTTCAGTCTGAAATATTTTCCCCCTTGTGGAGTGACTAAGAGGAAAAGACCATCTCCGTCAAATAGCTTTATATTCTTATCCGGTTGTTTAGCGTTACGAATCTTGACATCACTAAGCGCCATAACGATTCCCTCCTTCTGGGGGTACAAATTTATGACCAGGGGTACATTTGCTTAAAATGTACCCCGATAGTGGGGGTATGTCAATGGATTTCTTTGGACGGTAATAGACAAACAGGCAAGAAAAAACCCGCTATTTCTAACGGGTTTCGTACTACTTTGGACTGTCTTGGATTATCAATTGGCGGAGGGAGCAGGATTCGAACCCGCGAACCTTTCGGTTAACGGTTTTCAA